TATAATATTTTGGAATAAATAGTATTGACATATAGCTGTATATATGTTAATATATAATTGTTAAAAGGAAAGAAACAAAATAAAGAAAAAAAAGGAGAAAAAAGATATGAACATTTACACAATTATTTCAAAAGAAGCAACTGAAAAGTATGCGGACACTTATTTAGCATACAATTATTACAAAAAAACTGTCGCACGTCTTGAAGAAAATGCTAGAAATGGGTATAAAGTTTTATGCGAGTATTTCAATGGTTCAACAACTAAAACAGGGTTATGTGTAGTTTCAGAAGATAGAGTCATTGAAGTATTAGGTTTAAACAAACATGACGGAAAACAGGTGTTTGCTATGATGTATGAATTAAAATTAACAGAACGTCAGAACGGTATGGTAGTAATTTAACAATATAAAAGAAAAAAGGAGATATAATATGTTTAATTTAACTAAGTTTATAGAAGCATTAAACAATATGGGGGTTAAAGTATTAATCCCAATTGATTTTTCCGTTTGGTTATTTAAAGGAAAATATGATATAACACTTGAAAAACAAGAAATTGATAAATTAATGAAAGAACTAGGTACAGATAACGCAATACAGATTATAGGTTTACTCGCAATAGCAAAAAGGTGAATTAGAAGAAATAAAAGAAAGAAAACTGATATAGAAAATTCAAACATTGTTAAAAAATTAACGTGTGTACCAGAAAAGGAGAAATATAATGGAAGTTAAAGCGGAAAAAATAACGACAGCGTTTTTTGCAAATAAGGTTAGAAAAACATTACACAAAAAAATTAAAGGCTATTCAAATTGTTGGGTACAGGATGATGTTTTGGTTGCCGATATTCAACCCTTAGGTATTTACACATACCATTTCACAATATCTGAAATATCAAAACATATTTCTCACGGATTAACCACTGACCAGGTCGCAAAAGATATTATAAAAGGCTATAGAGATTACATCTTATCCGAGCATTTTTATTTTAAATAATTCAATAAAGTATTGACATTTACTGTAAAATATGGTAATATAAAAAAGTAATGAGGGACAACAAGTTCCGTTTGCCACAGGTGTGACGGTAATCAATCCGTCCACCTAAACCCCAAAAACTTAAAAGTATGCTAGTACGCATTAATTGTTTCACGTGAAACATTAAAACAGTGCAATTCCGTTTACTTTTATTCCCTCATAAGAGGGTGTTGCATAAAAATACAAAAAATAAAGAAAAAGGAGAAAAAGCTATGGCAAGATTACCAATGGTAACACGTACCATCACAACAACAAAAGTCAACGTCCTTTGTTTGGACATTGAACATGCAGAACCTTGTAACAAGGTTGTAACAATCCCACGTACCTATAAAGACGAGGAAACAATTCTGAAAAAGGTAAAGCCTATTTTGGAAACCGAAACATTGAAAGTCGTACACGTAGTAGATACAGAAACAGAAGAGACTCTTTACGGTATGACAGAACAGGAGTTTGTAGAACTTGCTCACCCACTGTTAGATAGAACAGGAAAAACAGAAGAAGCAACAGAACCAGAAACAGAAAACGAATAATTAAAAGGAGAATAGAAAAATTATGATTACAATTAAAACAACATCAAGAGAGTTTACACCAGTTGAAAGGTATCTTATGACAACATCTCCCGATATTACTTCAATGAAAAATGTAGTAGACGGTGAAAAAATCACAGTTGACGGTTACCTCACATTTGATGACGTGAAAGAAAAAACAGGTGAAGTTGTAGAGGTGTTGAGTATTATCACGCCAGACAAAAAAGTATTTAGCTGTCAGTCAGCAACTTTCAAACGTTCAATCAGTGATATTCATGATGTAATGGAAACCACACCATTTACAGTTATTAAAATTAGTGGTAAAACAAAAGCTGGACGTGATTTTATCAATTGTGTTCTTGATGTGGAGTCAATCTGATAAAGTTGATTTAACAGGGGGGGGCAACCCCCCTTATTTTATTAAAGGGGTGAAATTATGGCAAAGAAACGGAAACAAACAGAAGTAGAAAAGTTATACTCAAAACAACTAAAAAGAATCAAACAATTTATTCGTAGAGCAGAAAAGCGTGGTTTTATATTTAAAGAAGATATAATACCACAAAAGCCTAAAAAAGTAACAAAAGCAAGTGTAAGAAAATTAGAGAAATTAACGCCAGAAAAGTTATATAAAAAATCGTTATATGTAGAAGAATCGACAGGCGAAATTGAAGAAGCACAGAAAAGACGAAAAGAAGAAAGAAAACAAAGAGCTAGAAAAGCTGCTAAAACTAGAAAAGAAAGACAGAAACAACGCCGTAGTTGGTCTTTTGAAGATGCAGAAAAAAACCGTGAGCAACTACCATCAGAGGGAAAAGAGGTCTTTAAAAATATAACAGATGATTTTGTAAGTAGGTTACAAATTGATACAAGTTGGGTAGGAAGAAAAAGGCGTAGACCTGTAGCACTACAAGAAACTATACGGTCACAAAGCGTATTATTAGGTTTAATTAATCAGCAAATAGCGTTATTCGGTGAAGAAGAAATTGGAAATAGATTACAAGCAAATTCGGATAAACTATCAGAACTAATAACTATAGTATTATGGGACAGTAAAGCAGAAGCAATACAGTCAGCAACTAGATTATTTATGGAAATATTAACAGGTAATACTTTAACGCCCTCACAGTTACAAGATTTAGATTTAGAATCAGAATATAATGAGGATTTTGAACAACCAGAATGAAACAACGTGAATATCGTTATTTTATGGGAGATTTTGAAACAACTGTGTACAAAGGGCAAGTAAACACAGAAGTGTGGGCTAGTGCGCTTGTAGAGTTATTTAGTGATAAAGTAACAATTCTGCATAGCATAGCCGAAACTTTTGATTATTTAGTATCATTAAATTGCAACGTTGTTGTATATTATCACAACCTAAAATTTGATGGTGCTTTTTGGTTATCATATTTATTAGTTGATAAAAAATTTACACAGGCATATGATAAAATTGGAGACAAAGAAACTGACGTAAAATGGAAACAGCAATTTAAAATGTTTAACAATACCTTTAAATACTCCATATCTGATAGAGGGATGTGGTATTCTATTGTAGTAAAAGTAAAAAACCATTTTATAGAAATACGTGACTCTCTTAAACTTTTACCATTTTCCGTTAAAAGAATAGGTGAAAGTTTTGGTACAAAGCATAAAAAATTAGATATGGAATATACTGGTTTTCGTTATGCTGGGTGTGAGATAACAAAAGAAGAACAAGAGTATATAGCGAATGATGTTCTTGTAGTGAAAGAAGCACTAGAAATTATGTTTAAACAAGGACATAATAAATTAACCATAGGCTCATGTTGCTTGGAAGAATATAAAAAAATATGTCGGTCATCTTTAGAAATTCAATTAGATTACGCCGAAATGTTTCCTAATCTATATGATTTTAAAATTGATAAACAAGAACACAATTATGATAATGCCGGTGATTGGTTGCGGAAATCATATAGGGGTGGGTGGTGCTATTTAGTAAAAGGAAAAGAAAACAAAATAAAAACGAATGGGACAACGGCTGATGTAAATTCTCTTTACCCCTCTATGATGAGTAGTAAAAGCGGAAATAAATACCCTATAGGTTTACCAAAATTTTGGACTGGAAATTTTATTCCAGAAGAAGCGCTAAAAGAAAATATGTATTACTTTGTAAGAATAAAAACAAGGTTTTACATAAAAGACAACTATTTGCCGTTTATTCAAGTAAAGGGGGATTTAAAATATAAAGGAACAGAATCACTAGAAGATAGTGACGTATATAATCATGAAAACGGTCAAAAGTACCCGTATTATATAGATAAAAACGGAAATATACAACAGGCTAAAGTTGAATTAACTTTAACTATGACAGATTATCAACTAATAAAAGAACACTATGAGTTAGTCGATTTTGAAATTATTGATGGTTGTTACTTTTATTCTATGGTTGGTATTTTTGACGAATACATCAACAAATATGCTAAAATAAAAAAGGAAAGTAAAGGCGCGTTAAGAGAGTTAGCAAAGCTATTTTTAAATAACCTATATGGGAAAATGGCAAGTAGCACCGATTCTTCTTTTAAGATTGCATACGTGAAAGACGATAAATCTATAGGATTTATGCAAGTAGTAGAAAACGAAAAGAAGCCAGGATATATTGCTATAGGCTCTGCTATTACATCATATTCAAGAAATTTTACAATACGAGCTGCACAGAAAAATTATTATGGAGCAGAAAAAAGGGGGTTTATATACGCAGATACAGACAGCATACATTGTGATTTATTACCGCAAGAAATAAAAGGAATTGAAGTAGATGACAAAGAATTTTGTTGCTGGAAATTAGAAAGTTGTTGGGATAAAGCTATATTTACAAGGCAGAAAACTTATATTGAACACGTTACACACGAAAATCTTATACCATTAAAAGAAAGTAAACAATACAACAATATTAAATGCGCTGGTATGCCGAAAAAATGCAAAGATTTGTTTGAAATATCTATGCAAGGTACAGCTGATGTAAATGAAAACTGGAGTGATGAAGAAAAAGAGTTTTTATTTGATAAAGACAACAAACCGATTGTTAGAGATTATAGCGACTTTAAAGTTGGGTTGAAAGTGCCGGATAAGCTAAGGCCGATTCGCATAAGAGGTGGCGTTTTACTGGTTAATACTACTTATGAAATGAGGTGAAAAAGAATTATAAAATAGCATGAGGAGAAGAAAATATCTTCTTTACTCATGCTATTTTTTATATCTGTAACTTTTGTACCATTAAAGCGGTCAGCGAAACCGAAAAGTAAACAGGCAGTATTTTTTCAACTGTGCTCTCCTGTTTATTCATTAATGGAAACAAAAGAAGATACCTAATAACTTAAAGCTGATAACACAGCTTCCTTGCACCGCATATCTTTAAAACGAAAGCAACCGTGTTCAAAGAAATAACGTAAATTCAATAAAAAGAAATCGTTACGTTTTAACATAACATAGTTAATATTATGGTCGTCAGTTGTAACGGATATACGAGTTAAAAAAGAACTATCTGCCTTATCGTCACAGTAGATAAGACCGCTTTCAGTATATTCACGTAATGCAAAGTCGCTACCCTTATATCTTAAAGTGCAAAGATATTTTGACTTTCCAGCTGGTTTTTCAACAAAAGCCTTGTTATCATTCAGATACACGCATTCACTACTATAGGCAGTATAGCTATTTTTAGAAAAAGCTCTGTTAAATCCGCTATTTTTCTGTTCTATACTTGCACTTTCAATATATCCCTGTTCAAGTACAAAACCGTCCCCCCTTAAAAACTTTGTGTCGTCTTTGAGTCTACCAGAAATACCCATTTCAACGTAGTACGGATTTATAATGCTGACTGGATTGCTTAACATATAAACTGGGACATATCGAACTTGTTCACCTTGCCCCCTAGCTATGGATGTGTGAATACTTATAAATTTCTTAGTTTCATTATCACAATAGTGATTTGTTTCACTCTGAAATTCATCAAAAATCATGCGCTGAATATCTGAAAATAAGTGACTATATTTTTTGATTTGATCTGCATTGTTTAAACTCAAAGCATACCCACAACTTTTTTCATTCAAAAACAACTCTTGAAACGTTCCTTTTGCTCTTCTTTTTGATGTCATAGTATAACTAGGAAAGAATAAACTACCTAAATCTTTATAGAATTTATCGACAATATCATCTAGTTCATAATTGTACCTATATATAAGTCCAAACTTTTCATTTTTATCAAGAAATCTGTTAATGCACAGTCTGCCAAAATAGGTTGTTTTTCCACCTGTACGATTAGTGGTACACATGTATATTTCTGGTTTATTCCCATACATATCAAGCATTGATAAGAGTTTAGTGCCATCATAATATTTATTCATAAATTATTTCTCCTTACCTTATTAAATTATAGCACACATATTGACATTTTTCAAGATTTAGTTTATAATAAAATTAAATTGAATAAGAAAGGAAGTGAAAAAATATGCAGTTTTATCCTGTTGTTATTGCGCTGATTTTTAACGCCCTTGATTTAGTCACAGGTATTATTTCCGCAGTAAAATCAAAAGACATTAAATCAGCAAAACTACGTGATGGGTTATTCAAAAAAATTGGCTTTATACTTTGCTACCTTGTAGCATGGTTAGTTGATACACAAGGGAAATATATTGGTTTTCATATAGATGTATCAATTCTGCCTATTATAATCCTTTATGCGTGCACAACTGAATTAGTGTCAATTCTGGAAAATATCAGTAAAATTAATTCAGACATTTTACCGGACAAACTAATGGAGCTATTTCACATTTCAGACATTAATAAGGAGTGATTAAAATGAAAGTGTATCTTTCGCCGTCAGACCAATGGAGCAACATAGTCGCTGGTGGTAAACATTCAGAAGCTTTTCATTGTATCAAGATCGCCGAGTACGCGAGAGACTATTTAGAATTAAATGGATATGATGTTAAAGTGGGTTCATCAGTTAAAGAAAATACTTATAAAGACAGAGTAAAAGAAAGTAACGAATGGGGTGCAGATTTACATATTCCTATTCACACAAACGCTGGTGGAGGGCATGGCACTCTGGTGTTGTGTTATCCTACAAGAATAAACAACACACATGTTATAAACATTTACAATGAAGTTGCAAAACTTACACCCACAAAAGATAAAGGAATTCAGGCGACAAGCAATCTATACGAAATTAATGCTACAAAATGTGTAACTATTTATCTTGAATGTGAATTTCACGACAATGAAGACACTGAAAAATGGATTGATAGCCACGAAAAAGAGTTAGGTAGGGCAATTGCAAAAGGGGTATGTGATGCAGACGGAAAAGTTTCTTTTGCAGAATTAACGCCCATTAAGAAAATTTATAAAGTGCAAGTTGGCGCATTTCATAACCGAAAAAATGCAGAAAAGCTAAAAAAAGAATTGTCTGATAAAGGGTACAATTGTTATATTGTAGAGGGATAACATGCCAGACATTAATAAATCTTATTCGTGGGCTATTGAAACATGCAACGCTCCAAACGTAGGATATAGTAACGCATATCGAAACCAACAAACAGTCGGTGGTATAACCTATTATGACTGTAGTTCATTTATAAATTATGCGTTACTAGCTGGTGGTTTTGAAACTCCTAATTACGCTCCAGCTCATAACTCATTTACAACCTATGATGAAGCAGAAGTGCTATTGTCGCTAGGTTTTACAGAAGTATCTGCAACAGGTGAGTATTTAGCTGGCGATATAGGGTTAAACCCAACGCATACAGAAATGTGCTATCAAGGCGGGCAAGGTTCTGGAATTTTCATGGGAGCGCACACAGACAAAAGACCGCTGGCAGACCAGGTGAATATCAGTCCTTACACTTCATCATTTCAAAGACTTTTCAGATACGGTGCGGGTGGTGTAACAGGATATGGAGCAAGCATTTATGTTGTATCAGCTATGTGTGGTAATTTTTGGCAAGAGTCAAATATTAACCCGGGAGTTTGGGAAAAAGAACCACACGAATGGACAGCATTAAATGTTGGGTATGGGTTAGGTCAATGGACTAACACAGACGGTGACACCCATGGGAGACTTTATCAGTTGCATGACTGGTTACAAACAAATGGGTATGCTGATGATGACGGAAACGGACAATGTGCATATATTGTACACGAAAATGTGTGGATGCCAAAAACAGGGTATCAAGATTACGCTACACTGGAAGATTTTTTAAAGTCAACTAGCACAGATATTGAAAGTCTAACGCACTATTGGAATATGTGCTGGGAGGGAATACACGATTCGTCATGGGACTATCGAGTAGAACGTGCAAACGCTTGTTATAATTTTATTTCAAGTAATGCAAACAACACCAATATTACTAACTGGGTAACAAAAGACGGATATTTAACAGAAGCAGAAATATTTAACAACGCTGTGATGTTATACCGCTATTTCAGTGCTGGTGGAGGTGGAGGTGGGTTACCATCAAAAAGAAAAACAAAATTACCACTTTATATGATGATTCGTTATTTTTAAATGTTTCACGTGAAACAATTTTATAAGAAAAAGGAGTTGATAAAATGTTATTTACAAAAGGAAAGTATAAACACGAAACAGGTTTTGAAATTATGGTAACAGAAAACGGAGATATTCTTATTTCACCAGACCACCCGCTTTCTTTAAGATTATCCGAAATTTTTGATAAAAACAAGTGGACAAAAGTTGAATAGGGGGGTTATAATATGAGCGTAAAAAATAAAGACGAAATTTTAGAAGCAATTAAAACAAGAGTAGGAGATAACACTGATGACGAAACAATTTCATTACTTGAAGATGTTAGTGACACGCTCGCCGACTTAGAAACAAGAGCAAGTGGTGGTGAGCAATGGAAAACAAAATATGAAGAAAATGATAAATTGTGGCGAGAACGTTATACGAATCGTTTTTTCAGTAAAGAACCAGAGCCAGACCCTAAACTAGACCCAGAACCAGAGCCAGAAGTGAAAAAAACATTTTCAGATTTATTTAAGGAGGGTTAAATATGCCTAGAAGAATTGCAGTTAGCACATTAAACGCAACAACAATGGACATTCTTAACGTAATCAGACAGAATGCCAGTTATGATTATCAGCAGAATGTGCCAGAAGTTACAAAGACAACAGATATTCCAAAAGTAGGTGCAGTAATTTATGGTACACCAGCTTTTGCGAATCAGTTCATTAATGCACTTGTTAATCGTATTGCAATTGTACGAATGCAGAGTGCAACATTCAACAACCCATATTCAATTTTGAAAAAAGGATATCTTGAATTTGGTGAAAGCGTTGAAGATATTTTCGTTTCAATTGCAAAAGCGGTAGATTTTGATGTTGAAAAAGCGTCAAAAAGAGAATTTCAGCGAACACTACCAGATGTGAGAAGCGCATTCCATACAATGAACTGGCGAGCTATCTACCCAGTTACCATACAAGATGAAGATTTACGACAAGCTTTTCTTTCAATTGAGGGCGTGCAGAACATTATAGCAAAAATCGTTGATTCCGTTTACACTGGTGCTGAATATGACGAATTTTTGCTGTTTAAGTATCTGTTAATTAAAGCTATCAGCCACGGAAAAATGTTTCCGATTTCTACCGGACAGGCGAACGATTTAACGGATGCCGCTGTTAAATTTAGGGCGACATCAAACCTTTTACAGTTTATGTCATCAAACTATAACGAGTCTGGTGTTAGCACAAACACACCAAAAGACAGACAGGTTATTTTCATGGATTCAGCATTCAACGCAGAATTTGATGTATCGGTTCTTGCTTCAGCTTTCAACATGGAAAAAGCAGATTTTATGGGTAGACTGTTTCTTATTGACAGTTGGTCTGAGTTTGACAACAAACGTTTTGACGTTATCAGAGAAAATTCTGACGGTATCGAACCAATTACCACAGATGAGTTAAATCTAATGAAAGACGTAAAAGCAGTATTGCTTGATGAAAATTGGTTCCAGGTTTACGACAACAATAACAAGTTCACTGAAAAGTATGTGGCTAGTGGCTTGTATTGGAACTATTTCTACCACACATGGAAAACTGTTTCTTACTCACCATTTGCGAACGCTGTTGTATTCGTTCAGAGCACAGCAACAATCACTTTACCGACTACATTAACAGTTGAAATTATCAGCAAAGACAACAGTGAAGAAGCTACAGTATTTGCGTTAAGTGCTGATGCAGACGGAGCTAGCCTTGAGCCGAATAGTGTGCATTTTGTACAGGATGAAAGCACCACCACAAATGGAATTGGTATTCAGAAATACGGCGCGGTTATTATTCCAGCTTCAAAAGCAGATACCGAAATAACTTTAGTGGCAGAGATTAATGGTCAGACTTATAAGGGATCTACAACCATTTCAAGTGCTAACAATGTTGGAGATACTGTAACAATGAACAAAGCGTAAATAGTCAATCTAGGGTGAGTTAATAACTTACCCTAGAGTTTTGAAAGAGGTTAATATATGTATATCGAGCCTAATACCAATATTCGTATTTTAAAAGACGTTCCTTTAGATAAAACATTTGACCATACCATATATTTTGGTAGCGCCAGTGCACAGGCTACTTATTTCATGGGATTGCAGAAATACAACTTGAATAATTACACGTACCAGAGAGTTAAGCGTGGTTATGCTAGGGTTGGAATAAAAGCTGATAATTTGTATGACTGTAATTATATGATGTTTCAAAACACATCATATGGTAATAAATGGTTTTACGCGTTTATCACTTCTGTTGAGTATTTAAACAATGAATGTTCACAGATTGAATTTGAAATTGATGTAATGCAGACATGGTTTTTTGATTACAGTTTAGACCAGTGCTTTGTTGAAAGAGAGCACACAGTAACAGATAATATTGGTATTCACATTGAACCAGAAAACGTGAATTTAGGTGAGTATGTGTTTAACGATTACAAAGATTTATCTGTTGCGCTAAATAAACTTGCAGTTTTTGTTGCTGTTAGCGATGCAGATGAAGCCCCCAATGGGACAGTTTATGACGGTGTGTACGGTGGATGTACATTACATGCGTACCCACTCGATAAGCCGGAATCAATAAACACACTTTTAACGAAATACGCTCAAAAACCAGATGCGGTTGTAGCTATGTATATTGCACCAGCTATTGCGACAGGTGCAGTTATACCAGATGAGGGAATGACAATCGTTTTTTCAAAAAATGCGTATTCATTTAATAGTTCAAGTGGTGCAGTAAGTGATGAAATGAAAATAGATGGTTATAAACCAAAAAATAAAAAACTATACACATATCCATATAATTTTTATTGCATTACAAATGCGGGAGCTTCTTCACTAAATTTAAGGTATGAGTTTTTTGAAAACCTAACACCGGCATGGAATATAACAGTACCAATGACAATGCCTATACAATGCGTATTACGTCCTCGTAATTACAAGGGAGCTGAACTAAATTTAAACGAAACTTTAACTCTATCTAATTATCCTATGTGTTCATGGAGTACGGACGCTTTTCGGGCGTGGTTAGCACAAAACGCTTTACCATTAGTGACAGAAACAGGTGTTAAAATGGTAAGTGGTTATTTAGGTGGAGGGGTTGCTGGTGCTACTGTAAACACTGCAAACACGGCTATGAAAGCACTATCAGAGGGCTATCAAGCTTCAATTCAAGCGGATGTTGTAAGGGGTAGTATTAACACTGGTAACAATAGTGTTGCTAGTGGACTACAATCTTTTTACGGCGGTAGATGTTCCATAAGTGCCCAATATGCCAGAATGATTGATGATTATTTCACTGTTTATGGTTATGCTGTGAAAAGACTGAAAATTCCAAACAGAAATAGTCGTCCACATTGGAATTATGTTAAAACTATAGGGTGCACAATAACAGGTAGCATTCCCAGTGATGATATGCGGTTAATTTGTAGCATTTATGACAACGGTATTACATTTTGGAAAAATGGGTCTGAAATAGGGAATTATAGTTTAGACAACAGTCCGCAGGGGGTGAATAAATGAGTAACAGAAAAAGAGAAAAATCACTGTTTGGTGAAAGTGCTACTGTAAATAATCTAACATATATGCAGTATTTAAACAGATTAACAGAGTTAAGCGTATCAATGTTTGAATGGAAAAATTTGCCACCAACAGTAGATGCAAGGTACCTTGAATTACATTTGTTTGAGACTGGGTCTATGGTTTATTTTGATGATGACGTAATAGGCAATCTTTGCTTAGACTGTTTACCTAGCGGAAGATTAGATGTTTACGGAAATCCAGTGTTAAGGCGTGCTTATTCTGGTTATAATAACTACCAGAAATTGTTGAAAGAAAGCAACAGTGTAATTATCTGGAATAACTATTTGCACACCAATTCAATTTTAGAGGTGAAAATGTTTGCAAGAAGATTGTATAATCTGGATAGAATTATAGATGTAAACGCTAACGCACAGAAAACACCAGTGCTGATACAGGGTACAGAACAACAGAGATTGACCTTAAAGAATTTATATAAAGAGTTTGATGGTAATTCACCTTTCATTTTTGGTGATAAAAACCTTGACTTAAATTCTTTAAAATCTATACAGACAGGCGCGCCGTATGTGTGTGATAAGTTGTACAATTTAAAGCAAATGTATTGGAATGAAGCATTAACCTATTTAGGTATTAACAACAGTGGAGCACAAAAGCGTGAGCGTATGTTAGCTATAGAAAGTTCACAGGCACAGGGCGGAACTATTTCAAGTAGGTATTCCAGATTGCAGAGCAGAAGAGAAGCTGTTGAAAAAATCAATGCAATGTTTGGAACTAATATTGAAGTCAATTACAGAGAAGATTTTATAAATATCTATGAGGGGCAAGGTGTTGATACCACAGAGGGAGAAAGCGAGGTTGAGTTGAATGAGTAAATATACAACTGAGGTTCGTTTTATCTGTGAAAGTAAATCGGGACTTGAAAATTCTAAAGGGTGCGATGATGTTGACGAAATTTTAAATAATAGCTGGAATAAAATTTTTACAACAAAAGCTGAAATTTTTGATGAAAATTACAGGGCTGTTATTTGCAAGAAAATTTTAAAACATTATTATTTAAGGGAGATTTGCTCTGAAACTGTTGGTATCTGGAAGCTGTGGTTAAATACTAGGTTAGAAGAAATTTTACCATATTATAACCAGCTTTACAAAAGCGCACTGTTAGAATTTAACCCATTGTATGATGTAAACATTACGAGAACGCATAATAGAACTATTGACGAAAATAAAACAGAAAATGGAACTAGCACTGAAACAAACACAGATAAAAATACAGGGAGTGGGACTAGGGATAATACTGCAAGTGGTACTAATAAAAATAGTGGTACAAGTAGTGTTAGTGATAGTGGGTCTAGTAATAGTAAAGACTTGTACAGTGATACACCACAGGGAGCTTTAACTGGGATTGAAACTGAAACGTATTTGACTAATGCTAGAAAGATTACTAATACAGATAGTAGTACAAGTGAAAGTAGTAATAGTGGTAGTGGTGAATATAAAGATACTGGAAACGTTAAGTATAGTGATACAAGTGATAGAACAAATACAAAAAATGGAAGTAATAGTAATACTGGAACGGTGAATAATACGGAAGAATATTTAGAAACAGTTAGCGGTAAACAGGGTAGTGGAAGTTATAGTAATATGATTAAAGAGTATCGTGATACATTCCTAAATATTGATAAAATGGTTATTGCTGAATTTGATGATTTATTCTTTGGGCTATGGTAAAGGAGAAAAAAGTATGAGCGATGAAAGAACTATAAAACCTAATGCGCCAGCTGATTTTACACCACAGTTGGGCGATTATAAGACGTTGCAACCTTTTAGATACTGGTGCCAAAAAGTGTTACCGCTGGTTTATGATGATAGTTTAAGCTATTATGAATTACTTTGCAAGGTGGTTGACTATCTGAATAAGACAATGGAAGATGTAGAAACCTTGCATGGTGATGTTACTAGCCTACACGCCGCTTACACCGAATTGCAGGATTATGTAAATAACTATTTCAGTACGCTTGACGTACAGGAAGAAATTAACAATAAACTAGATAAAATGGCTGAAAGTGGAGTGTTGGGAAATATCCTATCGAAAATAATTCCTATCGGTCAACCTATATTTATTAACACTACTAATGAAATGACAAATAAAAACGCAATTTATGTGCTGACAACTAATGGTATGATTTATACGTATAAAAATACACAATTTGAAGCTACTGGATTAACATATGGCAGTCCTAATAATGTACTTATAAATCAAATTACAACCACTTACACTAAATTCCGTGATATTGATACAATAGGTTATGTCAGAATTACAGCTGAAATTTACAATGCTATGACTGATAAAGAGGGATTACCTACTGGTCGTTTTAGTGGTGTTCTTCTTAACCTTAACCATGCGTTCCAAGACAAAAGTGTTAGATATCAAGAATTATTACTTTATAGTTCCGACACTGATTACTTAACTTACAGAAGATTTTTCGGAACTGCTAGTCCAACTGATGTAGCGTGGACAGAATACATTGGAACAAAGTTTACAATGTTCAATTACGCTACAACAGATAAAACTAAATTCCGTGATATTGATACAATAGGTTATGTCAGAATTACAGCTGAAATTTACAATGCTATGACTGATAAAGAGGGATTACCTACTGGTCGTTTTAGTGGTGTTCTTCTTAACCTTAACCATGCGTTCCAAGACAAAAGTGTTAGATATCAAGAATTATTACTTTATAGTTCCGACACTGATTACTTAACTTACAGAAGATTTTTCGGAACTGCTAGTCCAACTGATGTAGCGTGGACAGAATA